CAAATAAATAATCTCAATGCGAATCTAATACCGAATGCTCATGCACTTAGTATCGGATTTCCCAGCATCACTGCGCCATCGGGAATGCCGACAGAAAACGTCCTTGTCAACATTGAAGAAGGAAATCCACCCGGTTCTCCTCGTAATCTCAATACAGTAAACAGAGGCAAGATAGATCCAAACGGCAAAGGTATTCTAATGATACCGTATCCCGCCGCATGTATTCAAGTCAAAGACGGATACGAGAAAATGGGTCTTCCGAAGGGTTCCGGCGGTTCCGGATGCGAAATTGACCATTTTAATTCAATTAAAAAGGGCTATGCAATTGATGAGACGCCTTGTGGTGAGACACCGGGACCATTAGATCAACAAGAAATTATTTGTATCAAAATCGATGAAGACTACTTTAAAACGTGCGGATTCTCACAATCAAACGGTGCCTGTGAGATACCGATGGCGCCTCTAGCAAACGTCTCAATAGATTGTTTTAAGTTTGAAGACGGTTACGAAAAGACTTGCGCCTTTACAAATTGTTAAGAGGAAAATACAATGGCACAGATGACTCTACAGAGAGGAAAGATATACGAATTTAATCTGGCAGAACTGTCGGGTAAACATCCGTTCTGTCTGCGACTGGCCCCAGGTGATACTTCACCTGTACCCGGTGCAACAGGCAATGACCCTGTAAACGGTTCAGTTGGTAATATTATTCGTTATCTTGTACCTTACGATGCGCCTGATAAAATCATCTATCAGTGTGCAAAAGCAGGACAGGACGGAATACACAAGACGGACACTAATTGTGTTATAAATATAGTTGATGTGGGTGATTTGGACGATGATGGTATCAGTGATGATATCGATCCAGATCGTGATGGTGACGGCATTGATAACGAAGATGATATGATGCCAGACCATGCACCCGAACCTGAAGGACCCGATTGTTAATGCCGGGTGTATCCAGAAAAACAGATAAGAGTACAGGACACGGTTCTTTTCCACCTACACCGATTAATTCTGGTACTGTTTCATCTGTAAGAGTAAATGGCCTAGAGTGTGCGACTGTTGGTTCTGAACATCTGACGCATTCTTCCTCAGGTACTACTCATGCAGGCGCTCAAAGAAAGGTGTCAGGCGGTAGTGGCACCGTTCGAGCAGGCGGCAAACCGGTTGCAAGATTAGGTGATCCTATTGCTTGCGGTGATAAGTTAGGTGGTGCTTCGGGGAATGTATTCGCTGGTGGATAAGTTAATATCGAAAGAGTATCAAGAAACGCTTAGAAGTTTTCATGAGAATAAACAAGGATTCGGTACGTCTGGTGCAACACGGCATATTCGAACCATCGTACAGATATTCGAACAACATAAAATATTTAATTTACCAGAAAAGTTATATGGTAAAGATGCATTTGAACGATGGCGTCAATTAGATTATGGTTGTGGTAAAGGTACTCTGAAACAGTGTCATCCTTTTGCGGGTCATATGATTTCTACTCGTTTCTTAGAATATGATCCTGCAATACCGGGTAAAGATAGTGATCCAGGTATTGCTGATATGATTTACTGTTTAGACGTATTAGAACATGTCGAGCCAGAAAAACTAGACGATGTTTTACTACATATAGAATCCAAGTTAAGAGGCCGTAACTCAAACATTCTATTTTATATTCAATACACCGAAGCGTTGACGTTTCTACCTGATGGACGTAATGCACATTTAATTGTAGAAGATCACGTTTGGTGGTTTAATAAATTAAAAGATTTATTTAAAATGAAAGGTTTTGTGAATAAAAACAACGGCGGTTATTTTTTAGTAGGAAAACATCCTGATAGAAACTTTGATCATTTGATATCGACGCCTCCGCCAAAAGAAAAAGAATAACAAGGAGATTTCCCGATGGGAGTCAAGAATTCAAAAGTCAACGATAACTTTCTACAGAGTGGTGGCACAAAGGAATTTTTTTCTGACTTTGCTACCAACTTCATGCCTCATCCGGCCACAAAGCAAGTTACTCGGCGCCGTGATGTTGATTCTGTAAAACAATCTCTACGCAATCTCCTCCTAACGAATAAATATGAAAGACTCCGTAATCCAGAGTACGGCGGTAATATTCGACGATATCTGTTTGAGAATATGAATGAGATGACAGATACAGAAATCCGCGTAGACGTAGAAGCAATGATAAAACAATTTGAACCAAGAGTCAAGACCCATGAAGTCATTGTACAGTCTAATTTAGAAACACTTGAGGTAAACGTGACAGTCAAATTTGGAATACTGAATGTCTCAGAAGATGAGAGTCTAGAAATTAACCTATACAGAGCACGGTAACCATGGCCAATTCAAGTATCAATTACACTACACTCGATTTTGAATCAACAAAACAAAATCTAAAAGACTATCTAAAGTCTCAAGACCTGTTTAAAGATTACGATTTCGATGCCTCTAACATGAACGTCCTTTTGGACGTTCTTGCGTATAATACCAATCTAAATGGTTTCTACCTGAATATGATTGGTAACGAAATGTTTCTTGATAGTGCGGTCTTACGTGACTCAATTGTTTCTCATGCTAAGGAATTGAACTATTTGCCTCGTTCTTTCCGTTCAGCACGTGCAACCGTTGATCTACAGATGACAGATACAACCGCTGGATCAGTTAACATTCCACGTGGTACTGCATTTACAGGTTCAGACGGTGCGAAGTCATTTACCTTTGTGACTGCGGAAAACTATCTTGCAGAGGCTCAAGGTGATAATACCTTTACTGCGACAGTTGACCTCTATGAAGGTGACTATGTTTCAGACTCTTACGTGGTTGACTATCAGAATCCAGTCCGTTATAAACTCTCTAATCGCACCGTCGATACAACCAGTTTGACCGTTGCAGTGATCGAAGACAACGGTGGTACAACGCTCTCATATAAGTTTACTGACTCACTGTTTGACCTTGATGCACAATCACAGGTATTCTTTATTGAACCATCCGAAGGTGAGTCATACGAAATTGTATTTGGTGACGGCGTAATCGGCCGACAACCAAAAGACCGTTCGATTGTATTGATTCAGTATCGTGCATGTAACGGTGAACTGCCGAATGGTATTCAACGATTTACCTCTGACGGCAACATTGGTACTGCAACCGTGAATCGTGTTGTTGCACAATCTGCCGCGGCCGGTGGCGCTGTATCTGAATCACTGACATCAATTAAGTTAAACGCACCACGTGCCTTTACAACACAAGAAAGGGTGGTAACTGCGGATGACTATAAGTCGATCCTCTTGCGTAATTTCTCCGAGATCAACGATGTCTCTGCTTACGGCGGAGAAGAGGCAATTCCTCCACAATTTGGTAAAGTTGTCGTTGCGGTAGACTTAAAGCAAACTGATGTGCTACCCCCGTCAAAAGCAAACGAATATAAGAACTTCATTAAACGTCGAAGTCCTCTGTCAATTGATCCAATCTTTGTTGAACCTGCATACACTTACCTTGACGTAAACTGTAGGGTAAAGTATGACATTAACCAGACCTCATTGACACAACAGGATATCCGTTCACTGATTTTCTCTACTATTCAAGATTTCAATACAGAGAATATTAATGGTTTCCGCAAGACACTGTTTTATTCTCGTTTCATTGCAGCCATCGATAATTCACTGGGTGCAATTGTAAGTAACGACACAGAAGTTAAAGCCGTGAAACTGTTAACACCAGAATCAGGTGAAACACGTAACTACGATATACGATTTGATATGGCCTTACGTGATGATATTGGTCAGTTATCCGGCGATCACCCTAATCAGGAAATTGCAATCGTAGAATCTGGTCCTTTCCTTTACAACAATGAGATTTGTTTCTTAGAGGATGACGGCGAAGGTATGATGCGTATTATGACCGGTGTTGAAAAGAACCACCGTGAAGTTGAAAAGATCGGTACAGTCAATTACGACACAGGTGAAATCAAGTTAGAAGGTTTCCAGCCTGATGCTATTCTGAATGCTAACGAACTTGCGATTACTGCAAGAACCGCAGAGGTTGATATTACCTCTGCACGAAACACCATTCTCTCTATACGAGATGCAGATATTAGGGTCCGAGTAGAACAGGTTCGAATCTAATGGCAAAAGACATTACGAAAAATATAAGTCAATTTACTGCGAGTCTTTTTCCCGAGTTTTATCGGGAAGAAGGTCCAATGTTTATTGCATTTGTACAGGCTTACTACGAGTGGATGGAATCACAAAATGAAACACTGTACCATGCTCGACGATTAGGTGAATATCGTGATGTTGATAGAACCATTGAAGACTTCATCATTTATTTTAAATCAAAATTCCTACCTAATATTCAGTTTAATATCGCATCGAACAAAGAACAGTTTATTAAGAACTCTTTGGACTTTTATCGTGCGAAGGGTACAGAACGTGCGGTTGACCTTTTCTTTAAACTGATCTATGGATTCGAAGCGAACGTATATTATCCAGGTGATGATATATTCCGTCTGTCAGATAACACATGGACGGATGTTCGATATCTAGAGGTAGAAGAGTTAGATACAAACGTACAGATGGTGGGAGTTACCGTTACAGGTGCTACTACTAAATCGACAGCATTTGTTGAACGCCTAATTCGAATCAATAAAGACGGCAAGTATATTAACGTCTTGCATCTGTCTGGTCTCTCAGGCCGTTTCCGTACCGGTGAACAGGTCTTTACAACAGAATTAACTAATAACGTTTCGGTGCGAGTCATTGGATCGTTGACTACTCTGACCATTCAACAGTCAGACGAAGGATTCCTTGTAGGTGAAACACTGTCGATTACAGATGGTTCAGGTAAGAAAGCGAAGATACGAGTCGGTGAAACACAGAACTTTACGGGTATCGTAAACTTTACCCTTCTCGGAGGAGGATGGGGCTTCAGTGAGGAAGCAGAGGTTATCGGTTCACGCAATGTATATGAGATGAATAATTTCCAAACATCAAATACATCATACTTTGCAATGAACGATCACTTTCAGCAATTCACTACACTACAACAAGACCTTGTTGAGATATACGTAGGACAGGCCATTGCAAACGACGATATTCATGGAGAGTTTCTTGAAGATATCAGTGAAGGCATCCGAGAAGCGAATATTGTGTGTTACGAAAGCAATGATGCGAATACAGCAAACGTGGTCTTTGAAGGCCGCATTGTAGACTTCTCTACGACCGACAATATTTTGACGCTGAACTATAACGGTGAAGTATACGATAACGTTACCTTTATTGAATCACAAACTCAGATTTTCCTTCAAGCAAATGATGAAGGTTATTTCGCGGCGTCTAACGTAGAAGTATGTAACGCAACCGCAAACGTCATGGGATTTGCGACGAATGCCACCATGACATACGAATACACCGCCATTCCGGCCGAGACATCGACAAATCTACTGGCGAATGGTGATGTCATTACACAGAATTGTGTGATCAATGGTGTATCACAAGAATTTGCAAACGCGGTTGTGGTACTCTCTGAATTCGACGCAACGCTTAACAAAGCAACAGTTGATATTACCCGTGACACAGGAATGTTCCGTACAGACTTGCCATTTGTAAGACAATCTGATAATAAAGAGTTTACAATTCTTGATGTTTCAAACACATATGTTGGTATCATTACACCCGTTGAGACTTTCCATAAAGGTGCGAATACTCATAACCCCACTTCAGGTGGCCATTTCGAAATGGGTACAATCTACGGTTTTGCGGGTGGTGTAGAGGCAAGTTTCCAGATTCAGGAATTTACAGAGACACAAACACTGGTCGATCATTACTCTGCAAACACCACACAGTTTATTGAAGACATTGCAAATGTACAGATTGATTCGGCCGATTATGGTCTTGAGGGTGTGGGTGGTTATGCAAATACGATTGAAGACGTAATTGCTGCTGACGGTTTTGAAAACATTGCCATCGGAGAATTTAATCAGATTTTCGTAACCAATCCTGGTGAAGGTTATTCGATTGACCCATTCTTTGAGGTCTTTGAAAAGAAAACATATCACCTAGAACGATATGACTTTGAAATCTATTACATGGCTGAAGACGGTGATTTAGATGACGAGGCAGAGAAAAACTTTCAGGATTTAGAAGTTATTGAAGGAGTTACCTCTGGTATGAGGGCTCGCATTGTTGAACACGACCGAGAGAATAAAAGAATTGTTGCAACACGCCTGCGAGTCAGCCAACAATATAATACACTGTCTGCGCCTGTATCTGACTTTATAGGTCCTGATCTTGATTCACCCGGTGAACAACGTACAGGATATGAAACACAAAGACTTTCTGGTGAACTCTTTACAGGTCAGGATTCAAATGTGACCGCACGTATTCGTAGAGTGCGTGAAATGAGACGTAAGCCTAGGTCTGGTCTGAACGGCCGAGTATTGTCAACCGCATTTAACGGTAATAATATTATCACTGCCGTTGAACTAGTAGACTCAGGTTTTGGATATCGGGATGGTGAAGTACTCAATGCTCAATCCGATGATGATGCGAATAAGAAAGCACAGGTAGTCGGTTTCTTAGGATTCAATGGTATTGGTGAAGGTTACTATGTTAACCGAAAGTCATTCTTATCTTCTGATAAATACCTACACGATAATGATTTTTATCAAGAATATTCCTATCAAGTCTTAACCGCGCTTCCGTTTAATACGTATAAAGATACGTTGACGAAGGTATTGCACGTTGCAGGAACGAAACCATTTGGTAGTTACGTTTCTACAACAGAAGATCAATTATCCGTCGGTGTTGAGACAACAAGTGAAACATTTATATTGCGTGATGATGGTATTTTTGTGAATCAGAATATTTTCTTTTCACCCACTGTCACTAGTCCTTAATAAATAAAAAATTACATCTGGTAGAAACAGAATATGGCCAAGAAAATTGTACCAAGTCAGTTTAAGACTAACCTCATCGAACAGTTTCTAGAATCTCTCTCAGAAGCCGCAAACACCACGTACTATGCTTTTGTTGGAGATCATATTACAGAAGGTGAAACTGAAGGTGACGTATCACAACCGACTGACTCAGCACGGCAACTCCGCATTAACTCATACCGAGACATGATCTTTGGTAAAAAGTTATTGGCTGATGACCTGCGTATTATGTGTAAACGTAATAACTGGGTTCAAGGCACAACTTATACCATGTACGATGACGCCGAGACAAATATTTTTGACACAAACTTTATCGTCGCAGTAGACGAAACTTCCTATGTGCATGTTTATAAGTGTCTCTATAATGCGAACGGCGCACCGTCAGTTACCAAACCTGTGTTTGCTGATGTCAAGTACGATGCTCAACTTTACGTTGACGGTGATGACTACTATGAGACAGACGATGGTTACCAGTGGAAGTACATGTACACAATTGACTCTGCCACATTCCGTCGATTCGCCTCTCAGAAATATATTCCTGTTATTGCAAATACTGATGTACAAGATAACGCTAAGAACGGTGCAATTGATGTCATTAAAGTTGACAGCCATGGTCAAGGTTACGTCAACCATACAAACGGTCAGTTTACTTCTGGTGACCTGCGAGTAAACGGTAGTCCGAAACGATATCGTCTACCTGATGGATCAAACTCAGAGGAAGGTTTCTACTCAAACACAATTATCTCAATTACATCTGGTACTGGTGCAGGTCAGTATCGCCGTGTTGTAAACTCTAATAATGATCCTCAGATCGAAGGTGTACAGATTGAACTTGAAACGGCCTTTGCGGTTGCACCTGATACAACGTCTCGTTTTGAACTTTCTCCCGAAGTGATTATCACCGCAGACGGTACTCAGACAACAAACGCAGTGGCACGTGCAGTGATTAACGCAACCGCTTCTCACAGTGTACACAAGGTTGAGATGTTGGACACAGGAGAGGGATATAACTTTGCGACTGCTGTAGTTGCGGTTGGTTCTTCACCTGTCTCAGGTACTTTTGATGATGTCATCGACGCCTCTGTACGACCGATTATTCCACCTACTGGTGGCCACGGCGCAAATACAAACGTAGAAGTTGGAGGTTCTTATCTTGGATTCCACGCACAGTTTATCAGAGACGAAAACAGCACTGTACAGGCGAATAACACGTTTGCTCAGTTTGGCATTATTCGTGATCCACTGTTTGCTAACGTAGAAATTAGTTTTGTAAAATCATCCGACTCAGGTACACCGGGTTCTGATGGTACTTTCGTTGAAGGCGAACGATTCATTCAGTTTGCGAAATGGCCTCTTGATGGTGTCGTTACATTGACCGCATCAAGTAATGTTGTTTCTAGTGCTGTAGACATGTCATATTCTGATTGGTTGACAGTCGGCACAAAACTGTACTTTGAAGATCAGGACGAAAACGTAGGTTACAACTTTATCGCAGATGTTACCGCAGTCACAAACGGAACTCACTTCACAGTGAATTCTACACCGACATGGGGAACTGCTAATACAAAGGTCTATGAGGCAAGACCAACCACAGAAGGTGTCATTAAAGATATTCAAGATTCGTCCTCTTTCTATGCTACTGAACTGGATGATCATCTTGTCACATCATGTTTCCTAATGGGTCTCTCTTCATATGCCTCTGCAAACGTTCAAACGATTAATGTAAACAATCGATTTGACACTGCAAACGGATTTAATTTTGACTTTGGTGCATATAATCAGATGACCCGCGTTGAAGGATCAATAAATAGTGGAGAATTCGTGCCAAACGAACAAGTTTACCAAGGCAACACACTCACCACATCAACCGCGAACGCATATGTGCATAGTACATTCTCAAACGGCGGCACAGACCAATTATGGTTAACACGGGTTGAAGGTACGTTTGATACCGGTCTGCCTATCAAAGGCGATGAATCAACCACAGAACTCAATGCCGGCTTTGATAAATATGAAGGTGAATTAGATCCAACCACTGGTACAGTCATTTTCCTTCAAAACGATATTCCCGTCGAGAGAGAAGGAAATCAATCCGAAGAAATTCGTGTAATATTGGAGTTTTAAAGTAATGCCTATCGAAACAGATTTAAGTGTCTCACCGTATTTCGACGATTACGATGCGGATAAAAGTTATTATAAGACACTCTTTAAACCCGCTACCGCCGTTCAGGTAAGAGAACTCAACCAGCTTCAGACTATTCTTCAAGAACAGATTGCTCGGTTTGGTGATCATATTCTGAAGCGCGGAACAATTCTCGACGGGTGTGAGGCTTCTTTCCAAACAGAAATTGATTATATTAAAGTCAGAGATTTAACGGTCGATGGCGCCGCTACTGACGTAGAAGGTTACAATGGCTTGATGGTCAAGTCAGCGAATACGTTGAATAATGTTCGCGCCGAGATTATCGACTACGCAGAAGGTTACGAAGCACAAGATCCTGATCTGAACACTCTTTACCTGAAGTATCTTGACTCAGGTAATACCGGTGGTGACGCAACCTTTGTCAGTAACGAAACCGTAGAAGTTTTCAGTGAAGACTTACGACTCTATGATTTTAATATAGTCAACCCTTCTCAGGGGTTTGCTAACTCCGATTCTGTTGTTATTCTGAGCTCTATCGAAGTACAGAATGATAACGATGGTAGTACAACATTTACAAACACCTCTGGCGGTGAGATTACCTTTGTAGTAGGTAACGAAATCGAACAAACCGCCACAGGCGCAAAAGCGGTCATCGTATCGGTTGACACAACATCAAACACTGAAGCAACCGTACTTCAGATCAAACCACGGTCTGCTGACCTTGCACTTGCTAACACATCTGCATGGAATTGGGCAGAAGATTCTTCCTTTACAACCACTGCAAACACAGGTGATACACTTGAGGCGATGGTTGCAGGTAAGATTGGTTCTGGTGCGTCTGCTCGACTTACAACGACCGGTGCAGGCGCCATCGACACTTGCGTACTGTTGACTCCGGGTGAAGACTACTATGTTCTTCCCACCGTCACAATTTCGACAACAACGGCCACTGTAGGCCAACTTAATGACCTTGACATCATTGCAGAAAACTACAAAGCACGATTGATTGTATCCTCTCTTTCGGGTTCGGTTGGTCAAGCATACGGTATGGAGATCGATGAAGGTATCATCTACCAAAAAGGATATTTCTTAACTGTACCTGCACAGGGTGTAATTGTATCGAAGTACTCTAATACACCTTCAGACGTTGCAGTTGGTTTTGAAACGGACGAATTCATTGTAAACAGCGGTATCGATTCTACACTGTACGATAACGCCGAAGGTTTTGAAAACAGAAACGCACCGGGTGCTGACCGTCTCAAGTTGATTCCCGCACTTGTAGTAAAAGACATAGACGATAGTGATGCTGACGGAGAGTTTTTGCCTCTGTTCAAATTTTCGGAAGGAAAACCCTACCAGCAACTCAAGACTACTCAATACTCCAAGATCAACGAAGAGATGGCTCAGCGCACATACGATGTCGCTGGTGACTTTGTTCTCGACCCATTCAATATGGTCACACGATCCACTATTGACATGGAAGACACCGCATCGGACTTTACATACGTAATTGATCCAGGTTATGCGTACATCAATGGTTTCCGAGTTAAGACAGAACGACAGTATGCGGTAGACGTAGAAAAGTCTATTGACACCACAGAAGAAACAACAACGATTGATGCCGCATACGGCAACTACATCCGAGTCAATAACCTTGGTGGTGTATTTGCCTCTGACAGACTACAGAAGATTGAACTTTCAAGTGATGATACTGAATATCTTGCCAACACGGCCGCCCTTGCTGATGATATCGGCGCAACTTATGCTGGATCAAATGTAGTTGGTACTGCTCGTGTACGTTCATTCATACACGAATCTGGTATCATGGGTACAACGAATGCAGTTTATCGTCTCTACCTTTTTGATATCAAGATGAATCAAGGAAAGAATTTCTTTGACGATGTTAAGTCTGTTGTTGCTGATGCGGCCACAGGCATAGACGCAGTTGCTAAAGTTATGTTGCAACCTAAGGCAGGTGCAGGTAGTAGTGTTGGTGCCGTAATCTACGAACCTGATATGGACACATTGTTGTTCGATCAAGAACTGCCAATGAAAGATGTCAACACGATCTCATATAACTATCGTAACTTGACACGTAATGTACAAGCAAATACATCTGGTGTTTTCACTGTTGATCTAGAAGTCGGTTCTACATGGCCATTCTCTGGTTCTGCAACACTCTCTGAGAGAAAAGACATCAATATTGTGCCAGAGGAAGATTTCGTAGATACATTATCACGTACAGGATCTAATACCTCGCCTACTCAGATGACTCTTAGCTCCGGTGATACTAGTGATTTTGTTGCTGGTAACTGGGTTTACGTTAATGGTGCCGACTGGTATCAGATTCAATCGATTGAGTCTAGCACGGTATTTACAGTAACAAATACTTTCACTGCCACATATAGTAGCGTCACAGTCGTAAAAGGTTTTCCGAGGAATGTAATGATTCCGATTCTAACAGACTCGGAGATTACCGCGGAGATCAATGGTTCTAATCAGTTAGAAGTTGATCTGGACATTTCACTGTCAGCGGCCGCAAACGTTGCTGTCATGCACACACAGCGTGTTGAAAACTCTGGCGGTATTGCGAAGACACCGATACGTAAAGCGTATGTTAAGATTGATGTCGAAGATGACGTAAACGGCGGACCCAAAGGTCCTTGGTCACTTGGTTTCACAGATGTCTTCCGTCTGCGATCTGTACATCTAGGTTCTACAAGCTCGCAACCTACAACAAGCTCGACAGACGTAGCAGAATATTTTTATGTCGAAAATAATCAAACACCAAGTCAGCTGAACAATTCTAAGTTGGTTCTGGATCCTGATGCAAGACGTAAAGGTTTCACTGTTCCCAGTGATGCGGTGTTCCTAGTTGAGTTTGACCTGTTTACTGTGTCACCGACTGGTGGTGCAGGCGTTAAGGTTGTCAACTCATATCCTCTTGATGATACATTAGACTTAGCAGACCTGACTGCTGCGAACACACATATTCACACAATGGAAATTCCAGAAGTCAACCACAAAGATGGTTCACACTACGATTTGCGTGAGTGTCTAGACTTCCGACCACACGTTGCAAACGAGAAAACCGTTGAAACAGACTGGATGTCTGCACCGTGTGCTAACACACTTTCAGTTGATGATGCCGATTTGTATGGATCAGGAGCAGACTTTAAGATTCCTGTACCAGACAGTGACATTGAATTCACAATGGAGTATTATCTACCTCGCCGTGATGTAATTCTTCTGACAAAAGAAGGAGAATTTGAAATCAAGGTTGACGAGGAAGTGCCTGCTCAGAGCCCCAATGAGTTATTCTTATACGAAGCAGAAGTGCCTCCTTATCCGAGTTTGCCTGAATATACCAGTCCCGATATGGCAGAAATTATCGATACTAACTGTTATAGCCAAAAGACTGTTCTAACACGACCTCAACGTTACACGATTGAGACAGAAGCGATTGAAGAACAGAACGAAGGATATTCAATGGCCGAGATTGCCCAGCTCGAGCGCCGTATCGAGGTTCTGGAATACTATGCTCTGTTGAGTGAAACTGAAAATGATGTCAAGACAAAAGGAATGCCAAGTAGTGTAGACAGCACACTTGAACGATTTAAGTTTGGTTTCTTTGTTGACAACTTCAGTGATTTTGATTATACTGACACTGACCATCCGACACATGAATCTACTTTGTATGACAATCATCTGCAACCTTCTAAGAAGCAGATTGATATTGACTTACAACCAACAGCGGTGACTGATGCAAGGTATAATTCTGGATTCCAGTTGAAGTTTCCTCATACAAGGAAGAAATTACTTTCACAAGATATTGTAACAGATGGTCCCGTCATTCCACCCAAGACAGACGGTGGATCAACAACAATCATACGATACAATGAACCACCTGTACCGGCCGTCAAAAAACGTTGTGTATATGTTTCTAACCAGAATACACGATCAAATGGTCGATACACAGGAAGTGGTTCAGGTGCAGTATACGAAGAAACTTTGTTCACAATGTCTGGCGAAGCGAGTGCTGACGGACAAGAACTGGCAATTAACTTCCATGTATATGGTGGTAATGACAGAATCGAAATCTATCAAGCAACAAGTCCGGGTGCCACGTTTAACCTGATTGGTACATCATCTGGTGCACCATCTGGCGGTAGTATTCGTAATCTGACTAGTACAGAAAGACGCAAAATCGCAAATAAAGGATATAAGGCGAAGTACTCACTTGGTCGCGTAACAACGCCCGATTGGTGGAATAAGTCACCTAATTACAGTACTAGTGGTATCTGGGTTAAAAACACAGGAACGATTCGTTGGAACTACAGTGCAGCTGGTGGTCGATATATTAAGATTCGTGTTGTGAAAGGTTCTCCGCACCATGCATATGAATTCTGTTTCCCTGGAACAGCATACAGTTACTTGCCTGTGCCGACAAGAAAGCCGCCAGTGCGACCTGTAGTTATTCGTACACCTGTGCCGCCTAAGCCGCCAAAGGTTCCTACGAAAAAGAATACAAACAATACACCTGTGCGGCCGCCTATTAAGATTCGGCCGCCAATCATTACGTGCGGCGGCTTTACACCTCCGAGAAAGACTACTAGGCCAAAACCACCGAGACCACCGAGGCCAATTATTCGGTGTGGTGTCATTCGGCCGAATACTAAATATGATTCAGGTATTAAGAAAATCGCGGTACCGCCTACGAAAGTACCAGGTCGTCTGCCATGGCGCGGTCCTATCCGAGGATGTGTTCGACCTGTTCTGCCTACACGACCGGGTACAGTCAAGAATGTTGTCAAACCAACTACAACAAACTTGCCGACAAGAAAGCGTATTGTTCGAAGGCCGCCGCCAGTTATTCGTTGCAGACCAACAAGAAGGCCTATTATACCAAAGCCACCGACATTGATCAAACCAACAGCACCAATTGCAGTGAAGCCAAGAGATGTAACACCTTATCGAGTTACTGCTACAGGACCAATTGGAAGAAAGGCAGCGAAGAAGACACCAGTAAGGCGCACAGCTCAACCGCCGAACAGATTGACACGTGCAGTACAGAAGGCAAGTACGCCGAAACGAGCGAATACGCCGATTTCGAAACCTGCACCTAAGAAATCTGGTGGCAATTCGGTAAGAGGCGGCGGTATGCGTAAGAAGCCGACATTCCGGTTTAACAGCAAATAATTGGAAGGAATTTAACCAATGAGAATAAAGTATAATCCAATACGAAAAGGTATCGGTTCTCCCTTGAGGCCGCCTCTTCATGGGCGGCAATTACCTGGACTGAAAACTCCGTCTTGGTATAAAAGATGTACCCCCGGTGTCAACACGATTGGATACAAGAGTCGTAAAACTCCTTTCCGCATTGCAGGTCTTAAACCTGGAACGAAATACAAAATCTTGGTACCACGGGATAATAACGGTAACGCTCGACGAGTAGGATCGATTCAAGCAAATTATATCGACGTAACACACTTTTTTGTTCCTTCTGGTCGAACACGAAAATATAATACACGTTCTTATTTGACAGCTCGAGGATGTGGTTTTGCTCCTGTGCGAGGCGGTAAGGGTCTCGGCGCAAGGGTTGTGATTTCTGATCCGAGTGGCCGAATCGATGGTCACATTCTACAGGGACCCGCATTTGACCAATTCCGCGCAACTCGCGGTAACACACTTTCAAGAGGTCACTGGAAAAAGAATGGCCGTGTACGAACCTTTCCTTCAAATGATGTACAGTTTACAGTACTCACTGAAGCGCAAGTACAGAGTGGAGCATTAGGCTCACCCGTAGAATGTGTAATCAAAAATCCACCAATTATTACACCTACACCGAAGGCATCACCTGTTTACGTAAATCAACGTTTTGAGGTTGACTTTATTCAATCTTTCTACATTGATCCAAACTCGGTTGATGGCGCTAAGTCAGTGGACATTACCGATATCACATTGTTTGTACGGCGCCGGCCGCACCGAACACGTAACAGATCGGGTATGAGGAATCCTGGTATCAATGTTGGTATCATCGATTTCGAAGGCGGAAGACCAGTAGTTGATCGACAGTACAGCAAAACAATGGTTGAACGTGAATGGTCGCAACTTACTCCTTCAAGTGACGGCACTGTAGGTACTGTTTTCTCATTTGCTGATCCAGTTACTTTGCCGACAGGTAGAATGTACGGTATCGCAGTTGACTTTGAAGATTCTGGTTACGAACTTTGGATGGCACGTGCTGGTCACCGACTGTTAGGTACAAACCGACGGTCTTCTGGTGGCCGAATCCGCGGCGATCTCTACACACGTACAAACCGTTCACGTGTAATTAAAGGTAACAAAGACGATGCTGATTTTAGGCCTCAACGAGATATCGATCTGAAATTTGAGGTTCACGTTGCTGAGTATGATGTCAGCGATGACAACGGCATCAAAATGGAATTTGTTAACCAATCATACGAGTTTTTCACTGTTAGCAATCTAACAGATGATTTCGACGAAGATGAATACGTATATCAGGACGCGGGGGCAAACACCGAGTCGGGTATCGTCATTAAAGAAGGTGAAGAGAAAGTCACCGGCGGTACCGCATTTCTCACAAACTTCAATGTGGGTGATTTGTTAGTACTGCGATCTGATAATACCAGTGTACAATCAGAAGTCGTTGAAGTTGCTAGTATCGCTAACTCTACAGTCATGTATCTTGAAGAGCCTGTAATCGAAAACTTTGGTCTTGGCGGTGATACCGCGGCGTTGATGAAGACGGCGTTGGCCACTGTTGACTTTTTCGGTCCCGATACAAACTCACTGTACTGTCACGATTCGATTGCAAACACAGACGTTTACTTTGGTGAAGGCAACACGATCATAGGTATTGAAAGTGGTACCGAAGCAACAATCGATAGTATCGACGATATACCTTTGGACATCTTTGTAACAGACCTTGACATGGATATGCCCACAGACTTTAAACCAGATGCACGTGTTACACTGGCATATAACGATGGTTCAAACTGGGTTTCTAATACAACGAGTTACGAAACTGAATTAAGTTTCTCTCAGCCAAATAAGGCAAGAACACCGAACAATGCCTTTATCATGTCTACT